AGGCTACGCATGGACGCTCTCAAGTGGGCAGCATCCAAGATCGCACCCAAGAAGTATGGCGACAAGGTCGAGGTCGAGCAGACAGGCAACACTGCACTTACAGTCTCATTTGCAATCCCATCACGATTAAAGACAGAGTCGATTGAGCTTGAATCAGGCAAACTACCAGCACCTTATGAAGATCGAGTTTGATATTATGTACACGATTACTGCCAACGGATGCCCAGTCGGGCCGAGGCTACAGAGGGGCAAGCCTATGCCTAACTATACGCATACTTATTCCAGAACTCCAGAAGGACTAAAACAGGCGCAAAATGACATGGCGGCAGTGGAAGCGTATGTAGCTGAAAATAGTAAGGTTACAAAGCAGAAATGACTATACCTTCTGATAACAACGATAATAGATAGTGAAACCCAATAAATAGACCTAACAAGGACGAATAACCATGTACATCATCACCAGACTCCATAAGACCACCGAACGATCCTGCTACGAGGAACGAGCCTGTAGCATCGACCCGCTGTACCCTCCCACCCGCATCCACTGGGACTTGATCAAAGCGAAGCAGGAGGCATCCAGACTCGCGGAGAAGCACCCCGGGTTGCAGTTTATCGTATTCCAAGCAACCGATGCTGCACTCTGTCCTATTGTTCCAGTGCAATGGCTAAAGCTATGACCGATACAGAACTAACCGAGAAAGTCACCGAGGCACTGGACGAGGAGGAGATCACGCTGGCAGATGGATTCGCCGATGCCTTCTTGGGCATAGGCAGGCAGTTTGGCAAGCCCATTGCAGTCTACAGCAGGCGTAAATGCATCGAGATTCTCATGCGCGACATGGACGAGGAGCAAGCCGAGGAGTACTTTGAATTCAACCTTGCAGGCGCATGGATTGGCGAGACAACGCCGATCTATCTGGAGGAGTTGGAATGAGAGTCTACATCCTATTCCACGGACATCGAAACAATAGCCGAGGCTACACAGTCGCCGCATTCCGATCCAAGAAACGGTTGCGAGCTTATGTCGCAAAAGAGTTCCCTGAATTCAAACCAACAGGTCGCTTTGAGGCTAACGAGATGTATTGGCAGTGCGAGTACGAGTGGATGAAAGCAGAAGATCAAACAATTAAAGTAATCGAATGAATCTACGAGATCAGAAGGAGGAGAACGAATTGAGGTTCACCAAAACTGTGGTTACCGAAATGATTTATAGGGCATTCCTCGATGCGTCAGGCAAGACCGAAGGATTCATGCGAACAAACACTTCAAATACAGCGAAGAAGTGGCAGGACGATGCGATCCACTTTCTCAAGAGCAGAGAGTTTGAGCAGTTGTGCGATGCGATTGATTGGCCTTGGCAGGCAATCCGAAGAGAGGCATTTGTTCAGGACAGGAACAACAAGAAAGAGGCAACAGCATGAACTGTCCTGATTGCAATGGTCACGGTCACTTTATCGGAGTGGCTCATTTCGATATGAAAGACGGGAGTTCGCACAACAAATTTGGGAAGTTGCCCTGTCGTCTGTGCGAGGCAACTGGTGAAGTCCCTGACGAGACGCAGAAGTGGATTGATATCGGAAAGCGAATGAGAGCAGACAGGCTGAAGCGCAAAGAGCATCAGCGATCAGCGGCAAGCAGAATGGGACTGACGCTGAAAGAATATTCGGACATCGAACAAGGAAGGATTAGCAATGAACATATTTGAGAAGGCAAAGAATTTTATGGCGAGTGCTGCTACTTTTATCAAAGCAGGATTGCCATGTGTTGATGAGGCAGAGATGAGGAGGAGGTTGAGCGTCTGCGATAGTTGCGAGATGTTCGACCCTACTGGCTATGGTGGGATGGGGAAATGCAACGAGTGCGGTTGCAATATGCAAGTCAAGGTCATCATGGCTACGGAAGAATGCCCAAAAGGAAAATGGTAGAGCAAGATCAAGTCCAGCAGTCACTGAACATTGCTCGCAAGGTCAGGGAGCAAGCGGAGCGGCATGATTTGATGGGAATCATCTATGCTGCGGAATGGTTGTTGAAGAACATGGCGAGCGGCGTGAGTGGGAAGATTGTGCTGGGCGAGAAGTTGGCGAGAGAAGTTGTGATGAAGTATGTCCAGTCGTTGTTGGACGCTGACCAATTTGAAGCGGCGGCAACTGTGTTGTGGGGCGAGGCAGTGTACGACTGGCGACCACATTCCGCGCAGGAGACATGGAGATGTCTGTTTAAATATGACAAGTTGCTGATTCAGGGAGCAGGCGCGATGGGAAAGACATTCAATGCGGCGGCATGGTTTCTTTTGGATTGGATGCGAGACCCAGAGTATACCTGCGTCAAAGTGGTCTCTCTGACCGAAGCTCACGCGCAGAGGAATGTCTTTGCTGCCATCAAGACCTTTTATCGGACGGCATTGGTCAGGCCAGAATTTGAGGGATCAGAAGACTTGGTAAAGAGCATTCAGGCGAATGACGATGACAAGAACGGAATCCATCTGGTAGCGGTTCCGAAAGGAGATTCAGGCATGGGAACGCTGCGTGGATTTCATCCGAGTCCGAGAGCGAAGCATGACAAGAAGTGGGGAAGGATGAGCAGAACTCATGTTGTGTTGGACGAAGCCGAGGAAGTGCCAGCAGGAGTCTGGGAGGGCTTGCAGAACATCCTGTCTGCTGCGGATACGGAAGGAGCGAAGGGGAGAATCAAGATATTTGGCGCATCGAATCCGAAGGACAGAACCAGTGAGTTTGGCAAGCGATGCGAACCGACGAGAGGATGGCAGACTGTGGATTGCGAGGAAGATTTCGAGTGGGAGTCCCGCGATGGATGGCATATTTTGCGACTGGATGCGGCGAGGTGCGAAAATGTCGTCAAGAAGAAAGTGATTTTCCACGGGTTTCAGACATGGCAGGGTTATCAGGCGTACGAGGCCAAGGGGCGGACGGCAGAGTACTTTACGATGGCGAGGGGATGGTTTCCGCAGGAGGGAATTGCAATGGGGATAATTACTCCTTCCATGATGGACAATGCGATGGGGAATGTGCGTTTCATTGGGCCAGTTGTTCCGCTGGCGGCGTTCGATTTGGCGTTGGAAGGCAAGGATCAGGTGGTCTGCTCGCATGGCAGATTTGGATTGAGCGATGGATGGACACCGAGGAGTGGAGCTTTTATCCCGTGGAAAAGTCCGAGAGTTGTTTTGCAGTTGGACTCGCAGATCGACTTCCCGAAGAAACCAACTCTGGAGCAGACGAAGCAGATCATGGATTTCTGCAAGCAGATGAAGATTGCACCGAATTGGTTGTGCGTGGATCGGACTGGGAATGGCGCAGGCATTTCTGATGCGTTGTGCAGTCTGTTTGGCAAGGAAGTGCTGGGAGTCAACTATTCTTGGGCGGCAAGCGAGACAAGTATTTTGGGCGAGGACACGCAGAGAGCGAACGAGGTTTATTCAGGTGTGGTGACTGAGTTAATTTTTGGATTGGCAAGGTTCTTGGAGTTTGAATACCTGAAGATATCGCCATCATTTGCTAACGAAGATTTGGTAAGGCAAGCAACTGCAAGAAGGTATAAGCAAGCAGGGCAGGGACTTGTGAGAGTTGAAAGCAAAGGAGATTTTGTTAAAAGAACGAGGCAGAACTCTCCTGACCAACTTGATTCGTTGAGTTTGTTGGTGTATTTGTTGCGGCAGAGAGAGGGATTGGTTGCGACGATGACCGAGCCGAAGAAGGATAAATCATTTGAAAAGCCGATGCAGACTATTGAAAGTATGGGATATGTTGACTTTTCGGAGTAAATTTTAATATTTGAGTTAAAAATTGCTTGATAATTTAATTTTGTGAGTTAAAAACAAGCATTATGCGTTAAATAATGGCAACACCAATTCATGGATTCAAGCCACCCGGAGGCTGGCACTACAAAGATGGCGAGGTACTTCTTGAGGCGAATACGCTCAACGAGTTGTATTCGACTGTTGAGTCTTATCGCGCCGAGAACTATCTACCGAATGGCGATGTTAAAGGCGACATCAATGCCTTTTTGTGCGGCAGTTACCCAACCTACTGTCATGGAGTTGACATGGTGGTGGTTACGAGTGTAACCCCGCCGAATCGCGAGTCCGAATTGCTGGGTGATATAACGATATGGGCAAAAAACATTTTAAATTCCAACAAGCAAGTTAATCTTGTGAGTTCCGAATTAGCCGAGGCGAGAGCGAGGATATGTTTGGACTGTCCAAAAAACATTAATTGGAGGTCAGGTTGTGGTGCTTGCATAACGGCAACCGAGCGACTCTCTGCGAGCATACGCAAAGCGAGGGACACTGCCTCGACTCCTCGCCTCGGCGGATGTGCGGTGCTGCGGCACGACAATCGGGCGGCAGTATTTTTCGATGCGGAGCATTTAGAGATCAGCGGAAATCTTCCAGACAAGTGCTGGCTAAAATAACTATGACAAATTCAAAAGCGATACCCGCTGAAATCACGAATCTTTACGCCACCAAAGCTCCGAGGATTCGGGACGGGAGCGATAAAGATCAGAGGATTGATCTGGAGATTACGGACAAAGGCGGAAACGAAAAAGGTGATGTTGTTGATCCGAAAACGCTCAAGGTCAGCCGAACATTTCGAGACTCCACGCAAGCCCACAGTGCCTATCGCAGGCTCAAGCAGCAGAATGTCGAGAGGAACCGCAAGAATGCGATGATCCAGAAGAAGCTCAACAACGAACCTCCCTACTCGCCAAAGAAGTTGGAATCGATGGGTCAGAATTGGAGAAGCAATCGACCGACTGGATTCTTGTCAATCTTGGTTTCGCGCATTCAACCACCATTCAAAACAGTCATCGATGCGGCATCGACACTCACCTACTCGAAATTCCCGATCCAGAGCATTGACAGCGAGCAGAAGACCAAAGTATTCCGCGAAGAGATTACAAAGTGCGTTCGCGGATGGTCAGGCTTGAACGACCTCATCGCGCAAATCGTGCATGAGAATACGACCTTTGGATTTACCGCATTGTGCTGGGACGACACGCGAGATTGGAAACCAGAATTCATGCGTCAAGACTATTCTTTTTTCAGCATTGAAACTTCGCAGCAGGCAGACGCAACTCCAATCTGGGCGCGGAAAAGAAGGTATCAGATCGCGGAATTGTTGCCGATTTTGGAAGACCCTGAATTGAGTGCAATGGCAGGGTGGCACATCAAGAACTTGGTCAAAGCAATCAACAACGCAAAACCTGCTGGCAGGACGCTCGACAGCGATGACGATGCGCGGAGATACGAAGACTGGATGCGGGAAGGGAGCTACGGAGCGAGCTATGAGAACGATGCCAAGTATGTTG